TTCAACGACTGCATCAGTGTAGAGAGTGCCAATACCCAAATTTGTGCGCAACTCTGCGACCGTAACATAAGTTGCCGGCATTTGGACTCCCTTCTTAGGTGTGGGGGCTAGGCGAGCCGTCTAGCCCCCACGATTGACGGATTGGTTATGCAACCATCCACTTATAAGCGCCTTTGGCCACAAGGGTGGCAATCGCACCGTACCCATACAACGCAACGGAAATTTGACCCGAAGCGATGACATTGGATTCGAGGCGGAAGGTTCCGGACTCATACCAACGATATGATTCTGGGTTCAATACAACGATTGTGCCGTCTCCTGTTCCAGAAAGTGAACGAGAAACATAAAGGTTCAAGCCGTGAACATTTCCGCGGATACCTGTTGGAGTGAGGTTAGCAGATGCGTTCTGTGGGTTGATGGTCTGGACATAAACCGGACGGTTTGAGCCATCGACCAAGCCCATGATTGCGCCCCATTGCTCTGGGCTTACGACAACATTGGTCGCGAAGCCGAGAGTCTCCTTGTAAATATCAACAGCTGCATCGCTGACGAAATCAAGGAGGTTTGCTGCCGACATGGTGCGGTTTCCACCGTCGGTTGCGGCTGCTGCAATAACAGTCGAAACGCGATCGTTGGTTGCCTTTGCATACGCGAACTGCATCTGGCGTGAAAGCTCTGCGAAGAATGCAGGCGATGACCTGTCGAGCAATTCTGTGCTGAAGGTCTGCTGTCCTGCGAACTTCTGGACATTGACCGTCAAGAACGAGACATTCTGATCTTGTTCTGCTGGTGCTGAACCTTCGGTTGTGACTGCAACTGTTGGAACCTGTGTAAGCTTTGGAATCTCAAAGCTCATTCCGGCATCTGGGAGAGTTCCGCGGCTGATTGCATCGATGAATGGACGATCTGCGTTGGATAGCGGATTAATGACCTCGCTGATTTGTCTCGTGGGGATGAGGCCAGCGTTGTCGGTGGTATCTGCTGCTGCAGCAAGCCATTGACGAGCTGAATCGTCACCGAGAGAAGCACGGACTGTGTTCTCAAGATATGCACCGGCTGTGACTTCGATGCGTGGCTTTGCATAAGCAACTGCAGCGGTGATTGTAGGACGAGAGGCCTCAACTGCAGGAGCATCTGCCTCAGGTGCTACGACTTCTGGGGTGTTCTCCACAGGAGCCTCGCTTTCGTTGTTGGTTGGTTGTTCAACTTCCTCGGATTCGGAAGCTGCTACCTCTAGCACCTCAGCCGACTTGAAAGCCGGGTTTGATACCAGAGAAACTTCTTCGAGCCTTGCGCTCAGGATTTCAAGGACAGATCCGACTTGGCGGCTGTCTAACACTTCGACACCTACTGAAAGACCAGAGCGAAGATCCTCGCTGGCTTCGATAAGCGCATCATTGCCACGACTTGTTGCGGATACCTTGAAGGTCGCATAAAGCGCACCATCATCGGCAGTAATCGCCTGAGCGCGACCGAGTGGCTTCTTGCCGTCATGCTCTAGGAGGAACTTGACTTTCTTTGGGTCATCCCATTTGACCGAGCCGGATCGGAATTTGACCTTGCCCACATTGGTATAACCGATTTCATTCTCGAATGGCAAAATCTTGCCGGAGATGAGCCTGCGGCCTTCATCGGCTTGGATTTCGCTTGCTTGGAGGGTTATCTTCATGATGTTCCGTTCGGTGATAGATCTTCCATTTCCTGAGCCTGCTCAACTGTGATGAGGCCGATGGAAATCATTTTTTCAATCGCTGCAAGTCGGGTCAAAGTATCTGCTCGGAGGAATGTTTCATCGACAGCAAATCGGACATAATTCTGAGAGTTTGTCACATCGTCCATGCTCAAGCGTGTCTCAATCGCGGTGATGTAAGGCTGGAGGGCAAGGCTGATGAGTTGCTTGCGCTCATCTTGAACATTTGCGTAAGTCATCGAGTTGTTCTCATCGGCTGAAAGATAATAGGCCGGGATGTTACAAAGTCGAGCGATTTGGGTAGTGACTGACTGGATGAGATCGGCATAACCCATATCCTTGGGTGAGAATGCAGTCGGCATGTATTCCAAGGTGCTGGTCAGATATGCCGTTGCTCCCTTATTGCGAGCCGCTTTCCATTGAGCCAGCAATGCGGAAACTTCCGACTCGCTGAGATCTGCTCCGGTATTCTTCAACACTCCGGAAGGAATCGGAGCTACTGCTGCGCGATGCGCTGCATTCTGTAATTCGTAAGCTTGACGGATAATCGTTGCGCCGGTGTTGAGAATGCCCTCGCTAAGTGCTTGGAATGTAATCAACGATCCAAGACCGGTCATTGGTACTGGCTTACCGTCCACATAATACTGCGTGACGAAATCGCCATCCGGTGATACTTGCTGCGTTACTTTGGTTGGTGCAATCCAATTGAATCGTGCAGGTCGGCCATCATCGGCATAAAGCTCGGTCACTTGCCAATGACTGACCCCATAAAAGAGGAGACTATCGACCGTATAGGCGAGTGTTACCGATCGTGGCTGGTGAATAGAAGGTTGCTCAAGCCACTTGGGTGATGCCAGTTCCTCGTGGGTTGATTTGCGACGATTGCTGGAAGTGACATTGCAACATCTCGGCTGACCTTAGTGATGAGTTGAGTGTTGAAATATCCAAAGTCATCCCCCATGACCAAAGGGGCATATTGGGCCTTGACCTCGGAAGTCTGCTTAGGTGCTTGAATGAGGAAGCGATCCCAAAATGCCATAACCTAAAGGATACCACACATTTCGGACAAATTAGGCAAAGATGGCTGGCTTCGACACAGGCTTCACCAGCTGATGCACCACCATGGCCAGAGCGATCGCCGCACTTACATCCCCCGCGGACTTCCTGCGGACGATTCGCCAGCCAGCATCAGATAACTTTGCTCCGCAGTTATTCATGCTGCTGACCAGCTCGCTCTGACCATTGTGCGCTATTCGATTGTTTACTATTGCTTCAAGCAAGTCTCCACACGCTGTGTAGAAGATCTGCCCGGACATGTCCACGACCTTGCAACCAGATTGTTGTAGCCGAGAGGCGATACTGGCGGTCGCGTACTTGTCGTAGCAGAGCATAGTGGGTCGGTACTGATCCCACCAGCCCTTGATGTCGGCAGCCATCTTGAGTTCATCGATAGCCACATCAGACTCCCATTGATGCATGATGCCAACGCCAATCTTGCCATCCGGCATCAACTGGGCGGCTACTAGGCTGGCTTTCTTCTTGGTCACAGCAATATCAATGCCAAACACGGTGGTGGCCCCGGGTGCAAGCTGTAGATCCTGAACCGTGAGATCCTCAAAGGCTCGGTAAGGCCATGGGCTTGAGATTGCATCCACCCACAGGCAAAGGTGCTCAGTCCGGGCATCTTCGGGCTTGGCGGTTTTGATGTATTCCTGAATTGTCTCCAACTTGGTCGTATAACCGATTGCCGGGTTGGCTTGGAGAATTTGCTCGACATCGGTGAGCTTGCAGAATGGCTCAGCCGAATACTCCCACCAGCCAAGGCTCTTGGGTGGGTAACTGAGGGCAGTCTCACGCAGGCCATTGAGGACTTCGCTGAAAGCATCACCGGCATTGGAGCAAGTCAGCAAGACACCATTGGTGGCTGTGGTGGTCGGCCGGATAGCGGCCCAAGCCTCCCGGGTGATTTCACGAAGCTCATCCACGAAGATTAGGTTGGCAGTCTTGCCACGGACTCCATCTCGGGTAGCGGCTGCGATCTCATACATGCTGCCATCGAGCAAGGTGACCGACTCTTGACCGTTCGCATATCGAATTTGCTTGACCATAGCCATTAGCTCTGGGTTGTTTTCGATGACTGAGACAACCTGACGGAAGGTGTCTATGGCCATGTTGCGATTGGACGAAAGGCCGATCACCCGGCTCTTGCGTGGCTCAGCGAACAGCTCATACAGGATGCGCATACGCGCTAGGTGGGTTTTGCCTTGCTGGCGAGCGATCAACAGCCCTTGGGTCGTAATTTTGTAGTCACCCTTGCGATCTACGACCATCATGCGCTCGCTGACATATTTCTGCCAAGGCAACAGGGGATCTGAGTACTTGGCTACCCAGTCAGCAAAGGCTTTGCCCTTGGATGTGCCCTTGATCTTGGGTGTTTCGAGTCTGGGCTTTGTCCGGCCCTTAGCGGATGCCATTCTCAACCGCCCCCCGAGTGATCTGGACTGTTTCCGCTAGCAAAGG